GGCGGAATCCGGCAGGGACGCGGCGGCAAGCCCGCCGAGAAAGCCGACGACGAAGACGACCTGGTCCTGCCGCCCGTGGTGAAGAATGCCTTGCTTCGCGTATTCGCCCAGGCGCTCGAGCGACTGATGGGCCTCGCCAACCGGGTCAAGGAGGCCGAGGAGCCCGACGACGAAACCGCCGCCAGTGTGCCCGACGACCTCGCCAGCGAGCTCGAGGACATCGGCGAGCTGCTCGAGGACATCGGCGAAGAGCTCGCCGACCCGGCCGCCAAGGCCGACGGCAAGAAGCCCGGGGCCACAAAGGCGGGCTCGGCGAAGGCCGGCGTCGCGAAGGCTGGCTCCCGGATGGCCAAGGACCGGCTCGACCGGTTCCAGAAAGCGCTCGCACTGCTCTCCGACGTCTTGAAGGAGCTGACCGAGGCAAAGGCCCCGGCCGACCCGACCGCCGGTGCGGCCGAGAACAAGCTCGCCAAGCGCGATGCCGATCCCGCCATGCGCGAGCTGGCTGCCAGCCTCGGCGAGCTGACCGAGCTCATGAAGCGCCAGACCGACGAGCTCGGCCGCCTCCGCAAGACACACGCGACCTCGAACGCGATCCCCGTCGACGGCGGCCGACGGCGCGAGCCCCAGGACGTCTCCTGGCCGCTCGACATGAACCGCCCCATTTCACGAGACAGCGTCGCCAAGACGGTCTCGTTCTACGACAACGAGTAGGAGGACCCCATGGGTGGACTCTCCACAGGCCTTTTGGACAACCGAACCATCCTGGAGAAGGCGGACCTCGCGCTCGCCGACCTCACCAGTGGCGGCGGGCTGTTGCAGCCGGCCCAGGCACAGAAGTTCATGCGCATCCTCATCAACGAGGCGGTCATCCTCAAGCAGGCCACCGTCGTCCCGATGCGCAGCCCCAAGCAGCTCATCGAGAAGATCCGGTTCGCCAACCGGATCCTCCGCTCGGGCTCGGAGGCCACCGCGCTCGCCCCGGCCGACCGGGCGGTCCCGAGCCTCGGCAAGGTCGAGCTCGACGCCCAGCTGTTCAAGGCCGAGGTCCGGCTCAACAACGAGGTGCTCGAGGACTCGATCGAGCGCGGCCAGCTGCGCCAGACCATCATGCAGCTGATGGCCGAGGCCATCGCGCGCGACGTCGACGAGGTGGTCATCCAGGGCGACCGGACCAACGCGGACCCATTCCTGGCCAAGCTCGACGGCATCCTCAAGCAGGCGACGTCGAACATCGTCGATGCGCAGAACCAGACGACCAACAAGGGCGTGTTCCGCGACATGCTGAAGACGCTGCCGCACCCATTCGTGCGCAACAAGAAGCAGCTGCGGTTCTTCACCTCGGTCAACGCCGAGCTCGACTACAAGGACTCGCTGTCCGAGCGCGCGACCGCGGGCGGCGACAAGTACGTCGAGGACGACGTCGCGGCGACCTACTCCGGCGTGCCCGTGCTCGACGTGCCGATGTTCCCCGAGAACCTGGGGGCCGGCAAGAACGCGACGGCGATCGTCCTCACCGATCCCAAGAACATCAACGTCGGCATCTGGCGCAACATCCGCGTCGAGGTCGACAAGATCGTCACCGACGGCGTGCTGGTGATCGTCGCGACCTTGCGCTTCGACGTGAAGTACGCCGAGGAGACCGCCGTGGTGAAGGCCGTCAACGTCAAGGTGAGTGCCTGAGGCGAACCTAAGGAGGAAACGATGGCGAAGATCTCGAACCGATTTGGCTCGGGCGGCGCGAACCTCGTGCCCGGCGGCGCCGGTGGGCAGCCCGCGCTCGCCGACGTGCTGCGCGACATCGCCGACGACCTGGCCGCGCTCAAGCCCGCGCCGATCGCCGCGGCAGACGCCACAGCGGCCTACGGCGCCGGCGAGCAGGCGCTGCTCAACGAGCTCAAGGCGAAGGTCAACGCGATCGCCGCCGTGGTCCTCAAGACGACGAAGGGCTGAAGGAGAACTGACATGGCAAAGCTGGTCCGACTCAAGCCCCTCGACGCAAAGAAGGGGCACATCATCCACCGATACACGGCGTTCGCGACGACCTTCGAGGAGCACAGGGGCTGGTACCGCGTCTCTGACCAGGTCGCCACCTACCTCGCGACCGTGCATCAAGTGCCCAACGACGAGGACACGCCGCTGGCGTTCGACGTGTGCACCCAGGACGAGGCCCACCGGATCGACCTGGCCGAGAAGAAGAAGGCCGAGCAGCGGGCGCGCGCGGCGGAGCCGAACGTGGCCACGGCGCGCGACCTCACGGCGATCGGCGGGGATCTGACGACCGCGGATCTGCGCGATCCGGGGCGGCGCTCGCGCACCACCGCGGCGACAGGCCGGCGTGCATGAGCGGCGGCGAGACTCCCATGCACGCGCTGGCCGGCGCCGGCGGCCCGATCGCCCCGCCGCGCGAGGCGCTCCAGGCGCTCGCCGCGGAGAACGCCGTGCTCGCCGCCCGGCTACGCAGCGCGCAGATCCCCCAGCATGTCGGGATGGCCGCGGCGTGCCGCGCGCTCGCCGTCGAGCTGCCCCGCGCGCTCCTGGCCGAGGTCGAGGCCGACCTGGCGAGCGGCGCGCTTGCACAGCGCTGGAACGCCGCGCTGGCCGCGGCGGCCAAGTCCGCGGCCGGCAGCGATCTGGATCCCGCCCTCATCGCGATCGCCGCGCTCCTACGCGAGCAGGGCCGCTCGGCCACGCGGCACCTCACCGTCCGCGGCAACGAATGGGCGGCCGATGCCTACCGGCTCGAAGGCCAGGCCGGCGCGCTCGAGGCCCAGGTCGAACGGATCCGACGCATAGCGGATCCGGTAGATGCCCCAGCTACCGCCGCGAGCGCCACGGACGCAGCCGCCGCGACCGAAGGCTAAGCCGTGCCGATGATCGCCCGCGGCCAGACGAGCGACGGGGCCAACCCGGTCCTCGAGCTGTTCACGCCGACGGGCGGCGTGCTGGCGGACGCCGCGACGGTGGCGTTCCAGATCTTCGACCTCAGCGATGACGCCAAGCGCGCAAGCCCGGTCCAGGTGTTCCCGGACACCGCGGACACCCGGGCGACGGTGAACGCCGCCGAGCGCTGGCCGGACGGCGACAAGCTCGGCCCCGGCCACGTCGTCGCGCGGTGGACACCGCGCGCGGAGGAGCCGCTCGGCCTACACGAGCTCCGGTGGTTCGTGCAGATGGCGTCCGGAGCGACCGAGCAGATCGTGACCGTGGAGTTCGACGTGCTCGCGGCCGGCGCGGGCTCGCATCGCTCTGGTTACGCGCTCGTCTCGGACCTGCGCGCCGAGGGCGTCACCGAGGCGGACGCGACCGACGTCCGCCTCGCGCGGCTCCTCCGCCTGGCCAGCCAGTACGTCGACCGGATGACCGGCCGCTTCTTCGAGCCCCGCGCGCTGACGCTGACCGTCGACGGCAGCGGTGGTCGTGCGCTGCTCCTCGGCCACCCGATCATCGGTGTCCGTGTGGCGAAGCAGATCGTCGCGCTCGCTGCCGAGCTCGGCGAGCTGCCGGTCACGCCGTCGTTCTTCCGCGTCTACAACCGCCACCTGACCCAGGGGCTCACCGACCCTGACGACCGCGAGAACCCGCGCCTCGAGTTCTTCCATGCGTCGGATCTCCTCGGTGTCCAGGGCACACCGACGGCGGGCCTCGGGCTCGGCTCGCTCGTGTGGCTGCGCGGCACGCAGAACGTCGTCGTCGACGGCCTGTTCGGCTACACCGATCCGGACGGTTCGGCCGTCGGCCGCACGCCCGAGCTCATCCGCCACGCCGCCAAGCTCCTCGCCCTGCGCGAGATCCCAATGCTGACCGACGTTGCGCGGCGTGAAGACCAGCAGAAGCGATGGCGCCTGGTGAGCGAGCGGACCCGCGACCAGAGTTACAGCCTCGAGCCGCTCCGCGCCCAGGGCGGCTTCACCGGTGATCCGGAGCTCGATGCGATCCTCGTCGCGTACCAGCGGCCACCGCAGCTCGGAGCTGCCTGAGTGCGCGGGCGGCTCATCAACCCGTTCGCGGCCGAGCTCGCCCAGCTCGACCCCGTGGCGACCGCGGCGGACCCCGATGGACCGGGCCCGCTGACCTCGGGCTACGACGCCGACTTCCAGGAGACCGTGCTGCTGCCGAGCGCGGACCGGCGGAGCCGCGATGCGCGCCGCGAGAAGCCGTCGATCTGCGTGCCCTGCCAGGTCGAGGTCCAGACGTTCGACCAGCTGACCGAGCTCGCTACCGGCAACTCGCCGCGCTCGCGCCTGGTGCTCGTGTTCCACTTCGGCGACCTCGAGCAGCTGGGCCTCGTGGACCCGACCACGGGCGACGCGCGCCTGCGCGCCGGTGACCGC